ATATAAAATATCGCTAACTCGTATGGGCAGCGGCAAAGAGTATATCCACAAAAATGCAATGGCAACATACAAAGGCGAAGCAGTATTGGGGGACGGAACCAAACTCATTATTAGAATGGTAGGTACGCCTGAAGTCAACGACCCTAAAGAATTTGATTGGGAAATCATCTTCACACGAACAAAGACTGGAGATGACAGGGCGGCATCTTTAGATGCAACTGGACAAGGCGATGAGGTAAGGGTATTCTCAACAGTCATTGATGCCATTAGGCAGTTCATAAAAGCGGAAGACCCCAAGTATATCATGTTCAGCGCAGAGAAAACTGACCTCAAAAAAATGAAAGCACTCAAAGCAATAGACCCTGAAGCAGCAAAGAAAATGCAGAGCCGCGAGAAGTTGTATAGTCGTTTGATAAAACGATACTTCTCCAAAGACTTCAAGGTCAAAGAGAATACAAACAGAATAGCAACGACATACACGTTGGAAAGGAAATAAAATGAGCGATTATAAAGAAAGACTTCAAACAGCAAAGAGAGGATACGTAGCAACAGATGGTCCAGCAGAAGCAGGTGTACGTCTGTGGTGGTGCGTGAAACAAGTCTTACATGCATGGACTAACATGGATGTAGAAAACATCCGCGTGTTGTTTCCAAGCACGAAGACAATCACAGTTATTGGCAAAGATCAGGCCTATGTACTTGGTCACATCACTCAGTTGTTTATTATACCTACCATAATTCTTGAAATAGCAACAAGAATTAAAGTATCGAGAGATGACTTCGAGGGCCCTCGGTTTTAAGGACAGAAATGCCTGATACTGAAACCATAGAGACTATCACTCGATTTGAAGTCATAGATGACTATGGTAGAGCATTCACCCTACATGATCTAAAAGGCGTGACTATCTCTATACAAGATGACCAGAGAACACTCAAAGTATTTATAGAGAAGATAGATAAATGAGGGTGTCATACATTTTCCATACGAGTCATCAAACGTTCTGCTCGGTTACCAACTTGCTTATACCAAATGCTATCGCGACCTTCCATTGCTGCGGTTGCCCAATCTTTGCGTTCCATCGCGGCAGTCATCTTCTTGAACTTACCTAACCGAGTGCGTCCCATATTGAAACACATGTTGACAAGTATTTCTTGAACCTCACCAGAAAACTCTTTCCACAAAGTCTCACCATACAAAGCAATGCATTCGCAAATGTGTAAGTCTAAGTCGAACTCGAACATCTCAAGTACTCTCTCTTCTGAGACAGTAGTTCCTATTGGTTGGCCACTTTCTGCATCATTGGAAGTGACCAAGTGACCAACCCCGAAGGTAGCATATCCCAAATGATCGCGATATATTTCGTACATAACTCCTTCATCTATCTTGAGTTGATCGTAAATATTTTGTCTATTCATCTTTACTTTGCCCGTGATTTGAGTTATAATTATTACATTGACATGGAGTATATATGAACGCATTCTACACTAACGTTTTCAATCATGGAAACTATATTTTTCTCCGCGGATTCGATGAGTCTGGAGAACGAGTACAGAAGAAATACACCTACGAACCAACGATGTATGTGCCTTCGCAGACACCATCAGGTTACACCGACATACGCAACAATCCAGTTCAACCCGTCAAATCAATTAACAGCATATACGATGCAAAAGATTTTATAAAAAAATATGATCAAGTCGAAAATCTTTCTATCTACGGTTACGATAGATTTGCTTACACTTATATTTATGATAATTATAAAAACATCAAACCTGACACCAGCAAGATCAATATTGTTTCGCTCGATATTGAGGTAGCATCAGATGATGGATTTCCTGAACCAGGAGTTGCGGAGAAAGAAGTCACCGCGATTACGATCAAGCGGCGCAATATGACTGTCGTGATTGGTTGCGGTGACTTCGTAACAGACGATAAGAATATTTACTATCTCAAGTGTAAAGATGAGGAGCAATTGCTCCGCAAGTTTCTAAAAGCTTGGGAAGGGTTTGACATTGACGTACTGACTGGTTGGAATACCGAGTTCTTTGATATACCATATCTCGTGAATCGTATTCGCAAACTTCTTGGTGAAGAACACATACTTCGGTTGTCGCCTTGGGGAAAGGTTCGTGAATACAATGTTACGTTAGGTACAAAAAAGAATCAGGGTTACGAACTATATGGCATTGCTAACCTAGATTATATGGCAGTGTATAAGAAGTTTCAATTACAACCTAGAGAATCTTATCGACTCGATTACATTTGTGAGATTGAACTCGGTGAGAAAAAGATTGACTACACAGAACACGGCAATCTCTACACTCTATATAAAGAAGATTATCAGAAATTTATTGAATATAATATTCGTGACGTTGAATTGATTTTCATGCTCGAAGATCGTCTTGGTTATATAGATGTTATCTTCGCACTGACTTATGACTCTGGTTGTAATTACGAAGACGGACTTTCAACTCTGAAAATCTGGGATACTATTATACATAACTATCTCATGGATCAGAACATTGTCATACCAACAAAGAAACCGCACCAGAACTCTGATGTTGGTCAGATTGCAGGCGGTTATGTGAAAGAACCTCAAGTTGGTATGCATGACTGGGTGATGTCGTTCGATTTGAACTCACTGTATCCTCACTTGATTATGCAATACAACATATCACCTGAGACTCGTGTGCAAGGTCGAGACATCTTCGATCTAGGTGAAATTTCTACGCAATCTACTGTTGAGTCTTTTCTCAATGAGTCTGTTGATACATCGATATTAAAAGATCGTGATCTCACTATCACGCCAGGCGGCAAATTCTATCGCAAAGACAAGCAAGGTTTTCTTTCTGTCTTGATGCAACGCATGTATAATGACCGAACAAAGTACAAGAAAAAAATGATTGTTGCTCAACAAGAGTATCAGAAGAATCCTTCAGCTGAACTTGAGAGAGAAATATCTCGTAGTCATAACATGCAATATGCCCTGAAGATTCTATTGAACTCAGCATATGGTGCTGTTGCTAACAGATACTTTCGATGGTTCGAGCAGGATAACGCCGAAGCAATTACGTTGTCTGGTCAGTTATCTATTCGCTGGATTGAGAAAAGAATTAATCAGTATCTAAACAAAATACTCGACACAGAGAAAGACTATGTTGTTGCAGTTGATACCGACTCGGTCTATATTTGTTTTGATGAAATGATTAAGCGAATCAATCCAGATAAACCAATTGACTTTCTCGATAAAATTGCCACTGAGAAGATTGAACCATTCATCGATAAGTCTTACCTCGAACTCAAAGAATACATGAATGCTTATGATCAGAAGATGATCATGAAACGGGAGAACATTGGCGACAAAGCGATCTGGACTGCCAAGAAGCGATACATTATGAATGTGTGGGACAGTGAAGGTGTTCGATACAATGAACCGAAACTGAAGATGATGGGTATCGAGGCGATTCGGTCATCTACGCCAGCAGTGATCCGAGAGTACATTAAACAAACACTCAAGTTGATTATGAACTCTGATGAAAAGACATGTCAAGATTTCATCGGTAAAATTCATCAAGAATTTAATACACTCGACTTTGAGAAGGTTGCGTTTCCTCGTGGCGTTAGTCTCACCGCATGGAAAACATCCAGTGACGGTCGAAGATATTCTGAACCCTATGCCGATGCTAATACGATCTATCGAAAGGGTGCTCCGATACAAGTCAAGGGAGTACTGCTATATAATCATCTGCTAAATAAACATGGACTCACCAAGAAATATGAAGAGATAAAAGATGGTGAGAAAATTAAGTTTTGCTATCTGAAACTACCTAATCCACTTCGTGATAAAGTAATTGCATCTACGGGTTTGTTGCCTAAAGAATTCGGCCTCGAACAATACATTGATTATGACACACAGTTTGAGAAGGGTTATCTCGATCCGATGAACATCATACTATCGGTGATTGGGTGGACAGCAGAAAAGCAAAGTACACTAGAGGACTTTTTTAGTTGAAATGGTTTAATAAAATTTTAATAAAACTGGAGACGCCAGTCGAAGAGAACCCTATAGATGCTTTGATCGTAGAGAAACTTCCTGGTGCCGATAACGAACACATACAGGAAGTGTATAAGGCAAGATGGGTTTGGTATCACACCATACTCGCAGTTGAGATTGCCTTCACAAACATTTTACTTATAGCAATACTTTTAGTGGTATCATTCAAATGACAGAGAAAGAATCAATCAACTTAGCAGACTTTGATTTTGGATTTACTCTTGTCGATAGTGATGAACTTGAAGAGGTTCAACAGATACAGCAAGCTGTTACGGAAACAGAAGGTCATGCCGAGCAGTGGCAAAAACAAGCGGAACAGTGGCGCGACAAAGCACAAACTATCTACAACTCAATTCAACCTCTGTTAAATAATTTAGCACAGTCACCAGAGAAAGAATATATCCTGTGGCCGGATCGTGTTGAAAAAATTAACGCATTTAAATTAAAATTAATGTCTATATTGGAGGACTAATGAATATCAGTCATCT